TTTTTTGGAAAAATATTTTGATATATTTAATGATATTGTAAGAGGTCCTAGAATATTATACATAATTAGTGGGAAAAAACATTATTATCATAGTGATTTTTATATTACTAAATTAAATTTAATAATTGAATGTAAAAATAAATTTTTAGCAAAAAAAGATAAAGATATTCTAAAAATAAAAGAAAAAACTGTTATTAATAACGGATATAATTTTATAATGATTATAGAAAAAGATTATAATAAATTTAATAATTTAATAAAAAATAATTTAACTTTAGATAAAAATGCTATAAAACTTAAAAAATGAATAAAACAAAAAAAGAATTAACAGAAGAAGAAATATTAGATTGGTGGTTAACTAGATTTCACAATATTACTTTAAAAGAAGTAAAAGAAACTCATCCTGAATGGATGGAAAAACCTGAAGAACATACTCGAGATTTTTATAGCACTTATAAAGTTACTCAAGAGCAACATGATGAATGGGTGAGTTGGTTAGAAAATAGATTATTTAAAGAATATTCAGGTTTTAAAAAAGATTATATAAAAACACAATCTTGTTGGATTAAATTAAACACAGCTCCGTCAATAATAAACGAAGAAGATGAGTGATAAAGATAAACATGAACATGATATATTTTATAACAATAAAAAATTATCTGTTGAAGAGAAAAAAGAATTATTAATTGATGCTAAAAACAAATCATATGATATTCAAACTGATATCTTAGATTGTAATGTTAGTTGGTCAAGACAACATATTGATATATCTTTTGATGATATACTTAAAAAAATAAGCGATGGTTCACATTTTGTTGTAATAAACAGAAAGGGATATGAAAGTTGGAAAAATACAGAATATTTTAAAACATCATGGTGTTTAGAGATAGGATTCTCTACTATGCAGAGTCCATCTTATTTTTTGTTTATCTATGTAAAAGAAGATGAATTAGAATTCTTTATAAATAAATATAATTTAGAAATTAATTAGAAATTAAAAATAAGTAAAAAGTTATAATATTTTCTTTAATATGATTAAAAAACTTTCATTAACAATAAACAGTTTTGATGCAACAGAATTATTATTTCAAGTAATATCTGAAATAAGAGATCAAGTTGATCACGTGGCGGCTATATATCAAAAAAAATCTTATTGGAATAATCCTATGGCTAAAGAGGACATGGATGAATTGATTAGACTTAAAAATATTGGTTTAATTGATGAACTAATTGAATTCAAACCTAATTTTACAAAATATTCTAGAGAACAAGAATGTGATAAAAGAAATATGGGAATAGAATTAATGAAACAAAATGGTTCAAGTCATATTTTAAATACAGATGCTGACGAATTTTATGACAAGGATCAATTTAGACATGCTAAGGATATGATCAACAAAAATGGTTGGGGAATAACATATTGTTCATATGTAAATTATTATAAGGACTTTGAACATTATTTGGTTTATCCATTTAGACCAGGAGTTCCATTTATACATTCAATATACTTTAATTATACGTATCAGGGCCCAGCTCCAATGCCGACGGATCCTACCAGACGCATTCAAAACCCTTCTAATTTAGGAACTTATATCTTTACTGATGAAGAGATTAGAATGGGCCATGCAGCGTGGATACGTAAAGACATTAGAAAGAAGCTTGTGAATTGGAGTGCTAAGAATCATTTCAAAAAAGAATTAATTGATGAAGCTGTAAAGCGTTGGGAAAACTGGAAAGAAGGAGAGGACGCGATAATGCTCTTCAATGTTCCCTCTAACAAAGTGTCCGTCAAAAAATTAGATGTTAAAATACATAAATTTGAAGTTCCCTGGTTAAAAAATGGGAGAATAGAAACAAAGGTATGATTAAAAGTTCCTTGGGAAGTTAAGAAAGCATAAGTTCTTTAATGACTTTATTTATTTTGTCACCTACATATTGTATACTAGTCATGGGGATTTGAAGATCATCGATATGTTTTCTCTAACTAGTTTCATCAAAAATCTTTATATATATTTCCTCCTACTTCTAAATCATCTGGCAAACTAGTGATGCTAGTTCCTTGCAAATCTAAATAACCACCTACTTTCAATCCAGCAGGCAAACTGGTTATGCTGCTTTCTCGCAAAGTTAATCCACCTCCTACTTCTAAATCATCTGGCAAACTAGTGATGCTACTTCCTCGCAAATCTAACCCATGACTTACTTTCAACTTAGCAGGCTAAACTGGTAATGCTAGTTCCTCGCAAATCTATCCCACCTTCTACCTTTTAACCCGGCTGGTAAATTGGTTATGTTAGTTCCTCGCAAATTTAAATATCCTTTTACCTCTATATTATAACCATTTATAACATAATCAACATCTGGAACCCAAGTTTTAAACCAATCCTCAATCAACGCTTTTCTCCCTACTTTCAATGCTGATTGAGTATTTAAATCTCTTCTAAATGATATGTTTTCTCTAACTAGTTTCATCATCTAATTTCATATCTTTCATATAAGTTATATGATTATAGATATCGTTTAATTTATTTTCAAACCAATTAGGATCTGTAATTCCTTTTCTAGCATCTCCTATGCTAAATTCTTTATTTATTATAAATTCTAATCCTAATGCATCAACCCAATGTTTATTTTTATAATTACCACTTAAACAAATTCCAGCTTCATGAAAATTATGTGCTTCTGCTTCTGCAGAAATAGCTATCCATATCCAATCTTCATCTAATCCTAAATCACCATAAAGATCAAATTCCTCTTTATAAATTTCAGTTAATATGTTAACTTTAGGTTGAAGAATATCACTGATATCATGTTCATCATCTTCTTCATAATTTTCAATAAATTCTGAAATAAAATGAATAATTTTCCATTTACCTTTCATACCTATATTTAAAGCTTTTTTAGGATTGATGTTTCTTTTAAACCCTATTTCTTCATTAATAACTTGTGGTTCTAAAAAATCTTTTTCAATGGAAGCCCATATCATAAGTTTATACTTATCCATTTCTTCACTAAGATCATCTGTAAAATAATTATCCATATCATCAAATGACAAATCATCGTATTTGTTCATGAAGAAATATTCATAACTTTCGTTAAGAGATTCTTTGATTGGTGTCTTCATATATTCTTCATCTCATCCTGTACTTTCTATAAATTTAATATCTTTATCTGGTATATCCTTTATTTCTGGTTTTGATTTAGATCTAGCACGATGAGTTGTAACGAAAAAACCGTTTTTGTCTGCTCCTAATCCAACTCCTTTAAATGATTTACCAGTAACTTTAGGGATTTTTAAATCAGTTACTTTACCATTTATGTATTTAGAACCATGAACACCATTAGAAACAAGTAAAGGAATTATTTTATCTTTCATTTCTTTTGGAATCTTTTTACTTCTTTCTATTTGTCCTTTGACATCTGTATAAGTTTTTTCAAAATCTGCTCTTTCAAATAGTTTTTTCTTTTGAATATTTAATCTAGGATAAAAAGCTTCTTCTACCATATCTCTATCTTCCAGATCACCAAAAATTTGTGCTAACTCATCGTCTATCATAGGATCTTCATATGGTTCATATATTTCTGTGCCTGTAGGATCTAAATGTACTGGTTCACCTGTTTTACTATTTAAAATTTCATAATATTTAATATTATTATCTCCATCTTCAATAATATTTAAAACAGTTCCGTTAGCTTCTTTTTCATCTCCTTCTTTAGTATTTAATATTCTGCCTTTAACTAAAGCACCAACATGTATCGTTCTTTCAGCTTCTTGATTAGAAGCATCTGGTTCCATAACTTTATTAAGAGGTACAATTGAATATGTATACATCATATTTGGACCTCCACCTAAATTTTGAGAAGAACTACCAAATCCAAAACCTCTACCAGCATATTGTCCAGCACTTCCACCGTAACCACCTCTAGCTCCACCACCAGAAATAGCATAACCTGCACCGACTTCAACTAATTTATCTTTTAGTTGTTCTTGTAGATCTTTTTTCTTAATGATGACAGTCATACCATTATTTGTTAAGTTCTTTTTCATGTCTTCATCTTTAAAGACAAAAAGTTGTTTAACATCAGGATTGTCTAGATCTGTTGTATTAACCCAATGAGGGACACCTTTGTAAAGGATTTTTGTTGATTCTATTACTTTTCTAGGTTTCATGAATATTTTTCTTTTATTACTTCTTTAGATTTAAATAATGCTTCTTCTCTGTTTAATCCTATATTCAATTCTATCATTACAGTGCGAGTTGGATCAATACTAAATAAATCCCAATCATCATAATAATGCTCCAAATCTTTTTTCCCTTTTAATAAAAATTTATGTCCATTGTATTCTAATATGATTCGAATAGCATTTCCATCACTTACAATTTCTTCAGAAATTATTTTAACTCCTATTAATATAGATCTAGGATCAATATTTCTTTTAAATGCAATATTTTCAAAAACAAAATTCGCTTTCATAATTTTACACAAAGATTAGATAGTCTACTTGTACAGGGAAATCATGTGGATTATACAAATAAAAACCATCAATTAAATTATCATCACCATCAGGAGCACTTGTCCACATATACATATCTCCTACTTTATTCCATTCATTTTGTGTATCAACAAGACTTAAATAATCCCCTGCACTTAAATATGTATCATTACTAGTACCACTTAATCCTACATCTAATACTTTTGTAACTTTCTTATAGAATGTTGATGTATCATACGTTAATTCAATAGCATTTTGTATTGAAGGATCTATCATTATAATTTTATTATTATCCATTAATGATATGTAGAATGATGGATCTAATACTGTGTTATAAATTGTACAGTTATTAAGTGATACATCTTCTAAATAACATCTATAAATTGAACAATCATTTAATATAGCATTGTTAATTGAACAATCCCATATTTCAGAATCATAAATTGATACTTTATTTTCTGCTGCATCTTGCATAGATCCATCCATTGTAAAATCATATATCGGAACTCCACTAGCATCGATATAAACTAATAATCTAAAAGCATTCACCCAAGAATTATCCATATAAATGTTACTTATACTAGCATCATTATTAATAACACTTGATCCAACTATAGATGAATCAATTACTGATCCACCATAAATCAAAGTACCTGTTATAGCTGTTGAATCTAATGAAGAATCATAAATCAACGAATCTTTAACTAAATCAGTTCCTAAAATAGAATTTCCAATCGATACATCATCAATATAATTTACACCACTAAATGTAGTACTACTTACAACTGAATTTACTATTGAAGAATCTTCTATTTCAACAACACTTAATGTGACATCAGATAACTTTGATGTCCATATAGAAGTATCATAAAGACTACTATCTAAAAGTTCACTAGAAGTGATCTCTGAATCTGTCAGATAAGATTTTTCTATTATATTATCACTAGCATCTAGTGAGAGTATTGAACAATCTTTTATTGCACTGCTGAAGATATCAGCACCAGTTATTGTGTATCTTCCGATAGAACAATCTTCAAGTCTCACAGAAGCATCTATAGTAAATATTAGACTAGCATCTCCTGTTATGATAGAATTAGAGAATTCTGAATTAATTATATTTGATTCGAATATTGATAACTTAGTTCCAATCTTTCCCATATTTAGTAATGATGAATCATAAATTGAAACATCAGAAAAAGATATAGAAACATCATTTAAAGTATTGAGCGTTGTATTAGTTACAACAGAAGAAGTTAGTATTACTAGATCATAAAGCATAGAATCTTTAATACTTACATCATCACAAGTAAATTCATATAATGATGACTCTTGAATTAATGAAGAACTTATACTTATGTAACTACTATCACATGTTTTTAATGATGAAAATAATATTGTTTCGTCATAAATTGTTACATCTTCTAAATCAGAATACGTAATCCCACCACTAGCATTTATAAAACTATCTAAGATATAAGAATTAGATATTTCACCGTTTCCAGTTATAGATGAATCGTAAACATTTGAATAACTTATTGATGTATCATTTATTGAACAATCATAAACATTATAATATGAAAGAATTGAAGCATCAATAACTTTAGTTGATGGATCATATGTAGTTGAAGCATCAGTGGTTGTTATAGAAGCATCAGCTACTGTTAATGCAAATAATGATGTGTCAATTGTAAAACTAAGTGTTGATATATCAAAGTCAAATGTGTATGCAGGATCACTTGAACCTATTAATGTAGATGGATCATAACTAACTTTTAACCAAGTTGATATATCAGTAATAAATGTGTCAATTTTAATAGTCTCATAATAAGTTATTCTATCAGAAACATGGTTTAAATAAATCCATTTATCAATTGTAGATATTGTAGTTCCGCCTGCTGTTTCAAGAGGAAATATATTTCTTAAAACACTACCTTGATTTGCTCCATTAGGATATAATGTATTTAAAACATTATAATCTGGATTTTCTTCTAATGAATAAGTGATATCACTTCTTTCTCCATTAATAATAATTGGAGTAAAAGGAGATAATACATTTTGAGATGCATCAATAAGAGTTAATATTACATTTGAAATAGTATATTCATATCCAGCTACTGTTCCAATAAATGTTAAAATAGATGGATCATATGTACTAGTAACTCCAATTCCAGCAGCACTTAAAGCTATATCTAATGCAGTATTAATGTCTAAATTTTCATCATAATTAGTTGATACATCTATATTTACATTTGTATAAGCAAAATTACTGTAATAATTGATTGATAAATCTATAATCATAAAATATTGATCTAGATCTTCATCAGTTGTAGTAAGATTAGGCATTGTAAAACCTTGTTCTCTATTAGTTAAACCTTTAGTTAAACCAGGAATATATGTTACTTCTCCAGATAATAATAATTTTGATTGTTGACTCCAAGAATCAACAGGAATTGAAAGATCAGAAAAATCTAATCTCGCTTTAATTGCAGAACCTTCTGTAATTCCTAATTCACCATCAGGTAAAAAACTAAAAAAACTATCATCTGCAGTTCCCGCGCAAGGTGCTAATCCGGGATTTATATAATCGTTACTAGGGTTTTGAAATAAATCTGTCATATCATTTCTTTATTTTTTTAATGAATATATATAAAAATAAAAATAAAAGTATATAATTTCTTTTTTTTATATATTCTTAAATTTATATAAATTATGATTACTTGTAAAGAATGCAATCAAAAGTTTTCAAGAAATTCAGATTTATCAAAACATATTAATATATTTCATGATGGAATAAAAAAATATTATGATAAATGGATGTTAGAAGGTGATGGAAACATATGTAAAGTATGTAGTAAAGAAGCAAAGTTTCGAAATTTAACACATGGATATAATCATGTGTGTGATAATAAAGAGTGTTTGTTTAAATTTAAAGGCGATAATTTAAAAAAAGGAATGATTAAAAAATATAGTGTACATGCAGCTTCTTTAAATAAAGAATTAAGAAAGAAGCAAAAAGAAACATGTATTAAAAATATGGTAATATTAGTCCATTAGCTAATGAACAAATCAGAAATAAAATAGAACAAACTAATTTAGAAAAATATGGTGTGAAGAATGTTTTTATGTCAAAAAAAATTCAAGATAAAATAGAACAAACTAATTTAGAAAAATATGGATTTAAAAACCCTGCACAAAATGATATAGTTAAACAAAAAATAAAAAATACTATGATGAAAAATCATGGGGTAGAATCATATTTATCTCTAGAAAAAGAAAAAAGATTAAATATAAAGAAAAAATATGGAGTTGAATTTGCTCAACAAAATAAAGATATTCATATAAAACAACAAATTTCAAGTTTAAAATGTAAACGTTTTAATGATGAAATATATTATAGAGGATCTTATGAGTTAGATTTTCTAGAAAAATATTTTCTTAAATTTAATATTGTCAATGCTGATTCACTCCTGTCCATCCTCTATTATAAGAATGAATTACACCATCAAAGTCGATTGCAATCGTATTATATTTTTTCTTCACACTCTTTGCCCGCATAACTTTAAATTTTGTCCCAATCTGGTTTAGTTTTTGGAATGCCAAATTTGTCTATTTTTAATGGCTTTTTTTTAGGTATAGCTTTAACATCAACTACTTCAACTCCATCAACTATAATACTAGCAAAACTATCTTTTTTATCTTTTTTATCTTTTTTCTCCTTTTGTTTCTTTTTATCTTCTTCTTTTAATTTCTGTATTAATTCTTCTCCTTTAGTAGGTTTGCTAATTTTTTCTAGAAGTCTTTTAACTTCAATTACTTTTTTCGGAGTTCGTTTCTTTCGTTTTTTAGGAACGGTTTTTTTTACTCCTTCATCTACCGCTCCTATACTTTTTTTGGCGGTGAAGTTTTATGTTTTGTATAAGTATACTTTCCTTTCTTAAATACATTTCCATCATTATCAATGTACTCTTTGAAAAAATGCCATCCTCTTACTTTATTTACTGGATCTTTTATATCAGGATTAAACATACCACCTTCAACTTGAATAGTTTTTAAATCTACTTTTAATTCAGGAATATCTAAAGTACTTGGATCTTTAACTTTTTGTATTGTTATTTCTTCATCGTTTTTTATATGTTTTGCTAATTCTTCAGGATTATCAGGGTCAAAATCTACAAGAACATTAACATCTAATTCATCTCTTTTATCAGATACAAAATCTTCAGAATCAACTAAACCTTTTTCAACTCCCTTCACATCATACTTATCATCTACTCCATATTGTGGATTAGCTGCAAGCTTATCATCTATTCCATACATTTGTGGATTAGCTGCAACTCTTTCTGAAAAAGCTGCATTCTCTTCTTCTTGTGTTTTATGAAGAGGTATAACTATTTGCTTTTCTGTAGTTTTATTAACTATTTCAGGTTCAATAGGAACTTGTTTCATTTCCTTATTTACTTCAGAATATTTGTTATATTCTTCTTTAATCTTTTTTTCTAATTGTGCTGGTATATCAGTACCTTTTTCCCAAATTTTACTACTATCTAATTCTCTAGAATCAACACTTATTTCTTTTACTTTTAATCTTCTATTAACTTCGTTATGAATAATATCTTCAATTTGTTCAGTATCTAAAATATCAGGTTTTTTCTCAAGTTTTGATTCTGCTTCACCGGCAACTAATTTAAGATTATCAGCAACTAAAGCAGTCATACCTAATGCAACAATTGGTAATAAAGCACCAGATATCCATGAAATAATGATTTTATACATTTCAGAAGATTCAGCCTGAACTGCAAACAATATCGATCTTTGCCAATACTGCCAATCTTGAGATGCACTTCCATCCATAAATTTAAAAGAAGCATATACATTTGCTGAAATTTGCAGTGCGGTCAATAAAAACATCATAGCCCAAGCTAATAATCTATTTTTATTTTCTGTCATTAATATAGAAAATAAAACTGCACTTTGTCCTATTTCATAAGCTGCACCTAATAAGATAGCAAAACTTAAAACATTTGCTAATTGAAAAAACGTTATAGCATGTAATGTTGATACAAAAGCTACTGCAAGATATAATGCAGCGAATGTACCAATTAAACCCCAATAAAGAAGTTTATTTTTAATTTTTACTTTTCCCATTTTATTTATTATTTGTTGTATCTATAATTTGTTCTACTCCTTTAACTTCAATTGTAGTATTAGTTTTAACTCTTTCTGCAGTTCTTTGGACTGCATCTGCTCGTCTTTGAGCAGCATCAACTCTAACACCGGCAATTTTTAAATCATTTATAAAATCTTTAATTTCAAAATCTCTAGTATTAATAACATCTTCTAAAGAATCTATTACAATATCTTTATCTGTTAATTGTAATTCGTAATCTCCATAAATTGAATCACGTTCTTCTTTTATTTGTTTTGTGACTGTGTTCAAAGACATTTTCCTACTACAACTTTGCACTGATTTAAATAAAAACAGTGCGATAGCTATAATAGTTATGTATCTTAGATTTTTTGTTAACCATTCCATAAATAGTATTTAATTTTTTGTATTTATTCACTTGGTTCTGGCATTTCTTCATTAACTAGTGCATCAGGATCATGTGGTTTTTCTTCTGGATTTTGTTCAACACCATCAGGTTCTATTTGTAAATAGAATCCTTGAGCCATTGCAGCATACTTATCTTGTAATATTTGCACATCTTGAACTATTTCTCTAGCTTCCTTTAATTTATCTTCTGTATATTTAAATATTTTTGCGAACATTTCATATTCTGATTCGAAATCTTTTGCTTGATCAAATCCAAGTCCACCAGGATTTGATAAAGAATAATAAAGGAATTCTACAGCTTGGTATCCAAGACGTAATGGTTCATTTTCTGTAGTTGATACTTTTTTAGCTTCTTCTAATTCTTCTGATAATTTAAGAACTCCCATCCAGCCATTTTTAGTCCAGAATAATCTATTTTTGATAAATTGTTCGATATAAAGAGTGACTAGATCTCTATCTTCTGCTGTACCAATTTCCCACATTTTAGTACGAAATTCTCCATCAGCTTTATTGAAAGCTTCTTCTGCAGCTTTTACTTCTTCATCTGATGGTTTATTAAGTGGATCAGCGTTTTTGATAGCGTCATTTAATTCAGTACCTAATTTTTCAGGATCATTAGTTTCTAATATTCTTTCTTTTGTATCATTTATTTCTAATTTTGGATCTTTTTTTGCCATAATATATTTTTTTAATTTACGAATAAAAATTCTTGGTTATTAATTTTATGCCATAACATACAAAAGTTTCGAAAAGAATTTTTATATTTCTGTAATTCTTCTCCTAAACATTCAGTAATATAAATAAGATCAGATTTAGTATGCATACTTATTATAGAAGAATAATCTACTTCTACTTTTGAACTGTTAAAAGCATACATATGTTCTAAAGCTAAAGCATAACCACCTAATTGAGTTTTATATTTTTGTTCTTTTATAGAATCTTTTGATAATGGTTTATTAGTTGTTTTAAAATCTGAAACAGCAACATTAATTCGTTTATAAACTACATCAGCAATTCCGCGATAATATAATAATGGTGAAAATATAGGAAGTTCAGTACCTATTGAATTTAATACAGTTGAAGCTATATCTGATTCATAAAAATTATAGAATAAGTTTCTACCTATATCAATTCCTTTTTTAGGTATACCTTCAGCCTCCAATAATTTAGGAGACTGAATTTGAGTATGCCTAAGTGCCATAGAGGGATCTTTGGACTCTTTATATTTGTTTAGAAATTGTTCTATAAATAAGTGCATAGATGTACCGCGGTCATGAGCAGCTTTAGTTATTCTATCAGCTGTTTCTTTACCTACTTCTTCAATCCACTTTTCAATCCCAGGATCTGGGATCATTTCATTTGTAAGTGTCGTTACTGAAGGAGTTTTAATTTTAAGTTTTTTACCATTCAAATTATAAATAGCTTGTGGTAAATTTCTGTAACCTTTACTCCAAGAAACGTTTTTTACATCAAATTTGAAATCCATGTAAATAAAGTTGACCAAGGAATGTTGAACATAACAATAAGTAATATTGTTAAAAATATTCCTCTAGTTAAAAAGAATTTTAAAGATAATTGATCAAATGCAAATCTATATACTGCAACATATGTTAATGTTTTTTGACCTTCTGCGTCAACAACATAATTAAATTCAGGTACAATATATCCAGCGAATCCTAAATCATTATCTAAATATCTATGAATAGGAGCTAATGCTTCAACTACTCTAAGTTGTTTAATATGATCAGGAAGTACTGTATCTTCTTGTGGTAATGTTATACCAGTATAAAGATTATAAAATGCATTATGATTAATATTGAATTTGTTAAAAGTAGATTTAGGATTACGTTTTTCTTTTTTGATTGTTCGAATCCATTCTCTATAATTAGCAAAATCTTTAAAAGCTCTAATTAATGGTATTTTACTATTATTCGTAGCCATAATAAGCATCTATTAATTCAGGATGTTTCTCTTTTAAGCTTTCACCAATAACGTGTCTAGCTTTTCTTAATCGAGTTTTAACTGTTGAAAGATTCCATCCTAATTCTGTAGCAATATCTTGTAATTGCATTTTGTTAATTTCTCTATTAATCATTACAGATTTATATGGTTCTTTTAAGTTATATATTTCCTCTATTGTTTTATCATAAAGAAAATCTGTTAATTCTACTCCACTTGGTCCAATACATTCTATATCTGTTGTAACAACAGGAGAATATATTTTTAAAACTCTAGAATGATTTTCTGTTAATTTCTCGTGTGATAAATTCCTTTTTTGTATTCTTAAAACTCCTAGAGCTTCATTTCTAGCAATTGCATAAACCCATGTTGAAAAATTCCATTTTTCATCATATTGATCTAATTTTTCCCATACTGAAATAAATGTTTGAGAAACTATTTCTTGACAAAGATCTCTATCAGGAGTGAACTTTGAAACAAAAGCTAATAATCCTGGTTTAAGACGATCTATAAGTACTGAAAATGTTTTGTTGTCTATGTGTGTGATAAAATCAAGTGCGAGCGATTGTATTGAATTATCTTTTCTATGCATATAAGGTAATTAATTTAAAAAAGTTAGGAAAAAATAAAGAACTCTTTAGAGTTCTTTATTTAATTTAGTCGACAATGATTTGTTCTACATAATTATTAACATTTGCTAAAACTCCCGCTATTTCTTGATATGGAAATTGTCCTAAAACATTAATTACTTGAGTTAATGAATTATGATCCATTTTTTCAACACTAATAGCTTGAATAATGGAAGCAATTTGATTGAAAGGAAATTTTCCAATCGCTTTAAGAACTGCATCTTTAAATTCAGGTTTAACTTTGTATTGTGGAACATATGCGTTAGTTTCTACGGGTTGTGATGGATTAACTTCTTGTTTTTCTGCTGGAGCTTGTGGAACTGGAACAGGAAAAGAAGTTGAATCAGTTTCTACTTTTTCTACATTTTCTACTTTTTCTACATTTTCTACTTTTTCATTCATACTAATTCTAATTTTAATTTATTTTTTTCTATTATAATACTATATATCTTTATATCACGAAAAACTAAAAAGTTTTAATCAATATAATACCTAAAGTATGTTAATTTTTATTAAAAAAGTTAATTACTAGTTAAACTTCTTCATATCCTAAAATCTTATACCATCTTTCTCTATTTTTCAAATCTTTTTCAATAATCATTCCACTAATATTAACAACTTCTTTAGATTTAGTCATGATTTCAAAAACTTCATAAAACCATTTATCCGGATCATTCGTTACAATTATTAATGTTCTAGGTGATTTGCCTTTATGAAAACTTTTATGTATCTTGTACTTTGGGAAATCTTGAGGGAAATATTTTTTATTCATCTTTAAACATGTAATTCATTCTATATGTTACATTACCTTTTTCTTCAATAACATATTCTAAAGATTCTTTATACTCTTTAAATAATGCATCTTCATGAAAAACGGACCAATGTTGGCTACCCATATCTCCTGATATTACAGCACATGGAATTATTTTACAATTAACTCCTGTTTCCATAAATTTTAAATAGTTATCTCTAACGCGTGACTGAAACTCTAAATCAGCTTCATGAATATCTTCTTTTCCTTCTAAATAATCTCTATCATCTCCTTCACGTTTACTTTCTAAACGCTCTCTAATTACTTCTATAGGGACGTCAAAGAATATATTAAGATCAGGATATGGAAGATCTAAAAATCCAAATTCAAATTTTCTAATCCAATTAGCTATATAATTAACTTGATTAGAATTATCAATTATTTTAGCACATTGATATGCTATATTAGAATAAACATATCGATCTAAAAGAACAACATCATTTTTTTCTAATGCTTCTTTTAATTCAGGTAAGAATTTAAATCTATCCATTGCATATAGTGTTGCAACGAAATAAGGATCGGCATCTTCTAATTTTCCTAAATCTCCTCTAAGAAATTTAGCTATTAAATCAGAAAACTGATTATGCTCATACATTGGAAAATGAAAGAATTTATATGAGTAGTTTTTTTCTTCGAAATATTCTTTGATTTTTTCTACTTGAGTAGATTTTCCTCCCGCATCACATGATTCTAATACGATTAATTTGCCCATAATTTATATTTTTTATTATATCTTTCTATAAATTTCATTTTTTTTCCTTCTACTAATATTTTTATGCTATTAAATTCTAAAGGTTTTAGATCAATTAATTTATATTATCAATTTTTATCTTTATAATATATTTCAGCATCTTTATACCACCCTGACCATCCATTACCCGAGCCCCGAAGAGATGGTTTTCCAAACCTCCCATTATTTTTTCCTGAACTAGCTTTAGATAATTTCTCTCGATTTAGTTTTTAAAAAGTTTTAAAATAATGTTAATAAAATTAGAAAATAAATGATTAGCAATAAATCCAACACCAAAAGTTCCTAATACAGTCCAATCTGTTCCAAATAGAGCTTGTAATCCAAATCCATAAAAAAGTGTAGGCAACATTGTATTATACAATTGATAGCCTTCATCTATGAAAAATTGTCCAAATGAAAATCGAGGTTGAAATTGAGGTATGATAGATGTGTCTTGTGTAGGTGGATCTGGTATTGGTTGTCCATCTTTCACAGCAGTTAATCTATCACCCAGTGCATTATCTGGTAGCATATAATTTTTATTGTTTAAACTTTATATAGACTTTTGCCTTCTTAGTTTCGTTAACCTTTTTCTTTTTTTCATCATCTTTGTCTTCTTTGTCTTTATCATCTTCAACAGTTTTAGCTTCTGCTTTAGGAGTTGTTTCTTCTTTTTTAGGTTCTTCTTGTTTGTCTTTAGGTTCTGGAGGAGTAGTTTTGTCATCACTCTTTGTTCCACCACTTGTATCTGCTACTTTTCCAGTTTCACCTTTTGGAAGGTTACCCTCTTCAGTAGATTTTGATTCTCCATCAGAAGATCCAGGAAATTTAGTTTCTGGAAATTTAGGTGTAGTATCTTTTTGCGTATTATTTTCAGAAGTTTTAACCTGACCGTACATCCCTGGCTTAAAATCTTTTACACCTTCAGTAGAATATCCAGGTTTGAAAGTATGATAAGACATTTCTACTTTAACTTCAGTTTTACCTTTTTTAAATTCTTTCTTTAACCAATCATATGATTTTCTACTTTCAGATGGCACAATAGAATCAGGATCGATTTTATCAATTCTAGGTTCTTCTGGTTTAATTTCAGCTTCATATAATTTATTTAAATAATCGTGGATATTAAACGTTCCAGCTTTCATAGTATTCTTTTTATTTTATATATTTCTTAAATAAGATTCAAGTTCTTCTTTATGCGCATAACAGGCCATTGGATCTAAATGAAATGCCATTACCCAATCTTCAACACCTAATTCTCTCCATAATTCTCCAGAACTAGTTTCAAATTTTATATATGCTGATGGATTTATAGATTCTAATTGATGTTCAAGAACATACATACTTTGTGCGAAACCTTCGCTTTCATTTTGTAAAAATTCATTTAAAGTTTCATTAATTAGTATTCTCATATCAATTATTTATTTTATATATTATCAATTCTAGTTGTTACAATTGCATATACCCTTGATCATCATTATTTCCCTGCTCCCATGTATCTATAATTTCACTAACCATTTTATTTATAGCTTTTTTTAAATCTTCATAATATAATTGTTTTCCTTTCATATCTTCAGCAACTCCTGACATAACAGCACTTTGCCCAACGAGGCATTCTAATAAACGATCATGTATTGTTTCTTCTAATTTTTCATAATTATCATCAGAAAATATAGCATCTTGTATTTCAAGATAAGGTACACGTTGATTTCCTATCTTTAATACTCTTTTAGGATCTACATCTCTCTTAAATGCTATGTTTTCTTTAACTAATTTCAATATAAGAATTTTATTTTATATATCTCATTTCTAAAGAGATAAAAAATGGTTCCTACTTACGTAAGGAACCAGTCTCGTTGCAAAAGCGCATCTTATGCTGCTTGTGCCATTTCTGTGTTAAATTCGCCGTTTATTTAGCGTTATAAGTTCTATCATTACTACTTGCTCGCCGCTGTCAAATCCATGTCAGCCCCAAATACACTGATTTATGGGTTCAGTGTGAAACCTTTGTAAACTCCAAACCTAAAGTAAAGAGTAGTGGAACTGCCGGCCTCGAAACCGGGTCCAAACGGTTGCCTCTCGCAACTAGCCTTTCGGCGTGAACTTATTATCTTTAATATAATATATTTATTTGTCAATAAACTTTTAAAATTGTTAAGTCTATGTTAAATAATTTTTAATTTCTTCGTGTTTTTGTAATTCAGAATTAATTTTTTCTAAAGTAAAAAATTCTTTTATAATAATTCTAATAACATCTTCGTTTTCATATATATCACCACTAGGCCAAAACTCCTCATTATTATCTATTGAATTATGTTTACTTACCACCCATCCAGCATAATCCCATCCTTCTCTATCAGATACATCATTTGGAACAAATTGAGCATATATTGTTTCATCTTTATTAAGTTCTAAAACACACGCAAGAATTCCAGGAAAATCAGAATGTATATACATTTTATCTGGATCTATGTATTTAGATAGTTTTGCCATTAATTGATTAGTTTTTCTTTCTGAAGAAAGCGCAAATTTTCCCGTTTCTAATCTTTTTTACGATCAATATCTCTTTTAAATGCTATATTTTCATTAACTAATTTAGCTTTCATCTGGTATCACTAAATTATTTGAATTTGATATGAATTTTTTTATTTGTTTTAAGTCATTTGTGGCGGTTGCTAATTCTGCTGTTTTTATTTGTAATTGTTCTCCTGCTTCTTTGGAATCTCTATCAATAAGAAATTTTACCATTTCTCATGGAGTCGGTGACTGGGAAAAATGAACAAAATCATCAAATCCACTAAACCCTTGATTTAAATGTGGTTCCGGAACTAAAAACATTTCATTTTTATCTCCTGTGACAGGAGATATGATTTTCCATATGTAATAATTTCTATCTTCATTGATTTTAGTTCTTGTTACTTCATATCCAGCTTTTTTCAGAAAATCTTCCATTAATGGAATATAAGCTTCCATTTTTCCAATACCTATCGCTGTTTTAGGATCAATATCTCTTTTAAAATTTAATTCATTAACAAATTTAGCTTTCATTAAAGTTCTAACTCATCATCAGGTTCGTTACTTAATTCCTCTGCATTCCCAATTTCTTCTGGAGCTACTTCACCTTCTTCTCCACCACCAAATTCTTCACCTTCTTCTCCACCTACATCTCCAAATTCACCACCGAAATCTCCTCCACCTGCTCCACCACTAGCAAATCCTCCGCCACCAAAGCCACCTTCTCCTTCTCCACCAAAGCCACCTTCTCCACCCCCACCTGGTTGATCACCTTGTGCAGTAATCATACGTGCATAAGCTTTTGCAAGTTTTTTAACTTCTTCTCTTCTTTCTTTTTTGTATTTTTCATTAAGCGTCATATCAGCTTCAGTAAAGTTCATATATTTTTCTGTTAAGAATTTAGTATCATAAAAAGGTTCTTGACCAGGAGATCCATCAGAATTGACTGTAGGTTGCATAATACCTGATAATGTACTTACAGTTGATGCTCCTTTTTCTGCTAAATCTCTTTCTTTTGCTGCTTTAAATATATTTTCTTCAACAAATTCTAATCCTAGAACGCCTCTTAATGCTTTATCTTTAGCAAATTCAGGATGTTTGATAGCAAATTGTAACCAAGTTGGCTTTAATAATATTTCTTGAAAAATACCTCTAATTCTACTAATAAAATTACCAAATCTTATTTCATCTCTAGCAATTCCATCAGCATTTGATGACCATGTTCCACTAGATCCTGTTGTAGGATCCATTGAGTATCTAGATTGAGGACATTTAGTTTCTATTATGAATCTATACCAGAAATATTTAAGAGCATCAGTGTTACTTAAATCATACCCTTGAGGTTGGAAACCATCAATCTCAGTTTGAACACCTTCTTTAGTTGGAATAACGAATGTTTTTGCAAAATTAAATTGAGGTTGTCCATTGTAAGTTACTTCTCCTGATTGATCATCAATATTAAGTTCTTCTTTGTACATACCTCTTAATTCAGAAAGTCTTGTACGTGCTTTAGATTCAGATTGTGTACCAATAGGAACTAATATTTTAACTCTCATTTGAGCATTCCATACATTCCAGATAATTCTTGAATTTTCAAGAGTTCTTAACATATTAAATGAACGTACTAATCTTTCTACATAAAATAATCTAGAAATAAAATTACCACGTGCCCATGAAATATAAATTAAATTAGCATCTAATAATTCTCTTTGCTTATCTGCATCTCCACGATATTGAACCCAAACTCTATATTCTTTTCCATCTTCATCAACTCTCAATTCAGGTTCTAATGATATTGGATCTAATTCTTTAAATCCTATAATGTTTTTAGCATCATCATCATCGTTTTCATCATAAATAATTTCAAATGATAAGAATCCATCAATCAAGAATTTCTTTAAATAATGCCATGCATCATGTCCTTGATTAAATCCATGAGCATAATAAACTTTTCTATAAGATTCATTAAGATCATCAATAATTTCTTTTGCTTTTTCTTGTTTTAAAACAGATTTTAATTGTTCTGTTGCAGGATATCCAAAATAATTGTTTTTATCAGTAATAATAGTTTCATCTGTTATAACTTCAAGAACATGTTCAATCTCTCCATTCATTGCAAATTTACGTAAGAAATCTCTCCTTGTCGGATATTCTTTATCATAATAAGCTATAAATTCTTTTTGGCCATAATCAGCACCAATAGATCCTATTCCTTGTTGATAATACATACCAAACATAGAATCCATCTGAGCTTCAGAAATACCAACTGCTTTAGATTGTTTTACTACTTCATCTTCCCATCGCATTCCTAATGCAGAAAGATATCGTATATTTCTTTGTATTTTTCCTAACCATCCAGTACTTCCAGATTGTCCAGATGACCCTATTGGGCGAAGAGTGAAACCGCTCATGAATTTTCTTTATTTAGTTTATTTATTCCTTTTTTATGACTAACTATTCCCCAAGGTGTAAAGTAATTACCACAATGATCACATTTGACTCTTTTTACATTTTTTAAAGAGTTACTCAACTTCTTTCTAGTCTCTTCAGAAACCGGATTATTCTTGAAATTTTCTTTTAAAGACTGAGATATTTTATCCTTAGTTTTTTTATCTCTCTTTTTATTAAAATAATGATGATTCTTCCCTTTATGTTTTCCTTTTCTATTTTCAGACATTAATTTTAATGATTCTTCTGTATGATGTTTATTATAAAAAGGATGATTGGTTTTATCTTTTAATCTTTCTTTAGCTAATTCGCTCATTATTTGTTTTGATTCATCACTATGTGTTCCACCCCATTTTGTAAAACCACCTATTGGACTAATATTATATCCATTAGGTGTTATAGTATTAAATTTTTCTATGTATTTTTCTTCTAAGATTAAATTAGTATTGATATCACAATGTTCTAATATTTCTCTTTTAAAGTTTTTTTTACCATATTTTTTAAATGCTCGCAAAAATATTACTCCGCTTCCAAAATATCCATCATTTTCTTTTCCGAAATGATATCCTACGTATTGTTTTCCATTTTTTAAATTCGTCGTAATATAAACAAAACCAACCTTTTCCATAACGTTAAACCTGTCATTTAGTTTATATATCCTAGAAAGATATCGAGATTTATTTAGCTCTGTTATACAATTTATGCACTTGAGCATAACTCATCTTTCTGAATGCATCCTTTGGTTTATAAAAAGGAGCATATTTAAAGATTTCCTGATATTCGATCATCCTAAAATTTCTTACTTTAGGTAATATATATTTGCGATAAGCAAAGCTATAGTTAGAACTGTTTTTTTTACTAAACGATTTTAACATTTCAGCTCCGCCACCTTTTTTAATATAGTCTATAAATCTTTTATTAAGAGCTAGCTTAGAATTTTGTGCTAGCTCATCTACTTCATTTTTATAAAAATCTTTAAATGTATCATAAAAGCTCTGTAAGAATGTTAATCTATCTTTTGGGGGCATCATATTTAAATTGAGTCCAGAAAAATAATGCCCATTTCCCGAATTCATACAAAAGACAATAGGAGCAAAATCAGAAAATTGATCTGGTCCTATTTTAACATCTTTTCCTTTATAAACAAAAGTATATGTAAAACCCGGGAATGGATATCCACCAGCTCTACTAACAAGTAATGATTCTTGATCTGTAGAATCTAATTCAAAAAGTTTATCATTTCCTTTAACGTTTTGAATTAAATATTTTTCAAATAAAGTGAAATACGCTATGTCACTTATATTATTTACATCTTTTAGATACTTATATTGTTTATTTGGTGATTCCATTTAGTCTTTATCTTTATTTGGTAGATCAAATCGTCCTCCTATTATTCCAAATTTCATTAGTTCTGTTTCTGTAAAAACATAGAATTTACAATTATTCTTTTTAGCCCATGCATTTAATGCAGCAAATTTAGCTTCATTAATCAAATAAGCTTTAGCCATCATATTAAATCTTTTTGTTTCTTTCAAAGTAGCATTAGATGTAGGAGGCTTAGGCTTTCTTAAATGATGTTTAGGTTTGATTTCAATAAACCATTTTTCTATTTCATTACCGCCTTTATCAATTTCAACCCAGAAATCAGTATTATAATTTTTTTTAACCCAATTTCTAGGTTCATTAGGATTTAATCCAAGTTTTTGTAATTCGTCTAATTTTGAAACTCTATCATAATAAGGAATTTTAATAGGTTCAGATGACCACCTTAAAATTGAAAGTGAAAAATCACAAAATTTACAAAAAGAAAATTCCCATGAACTTCTATAGATAACAAGATTAGGATCTCCAACATACTTTTTTATATTAGAAACTTTATAATATCCCTGTTTTGTCCGAGCAGTTTCTCTTTGATCTGGCTTGTGCCAATTTTTATAACTCGAATTATGACTCATTTATTTAAGGTTTTGCTTCGTATTCTGCACCTTTGCTTGTTAACAAATCTTTATCTCCTGATGATAAATCTGCATCATTATAATATAAGAACGAATATTGTCTCCATTGAGATTCAATTACAACAGGAGAAATGCTCATTGCTATTGATGCATCTCTATAAAGTTCAGCTAAACCAGTTGTTGATACAACACATCTATAATCTTTTTCAACTTGTGCCCATATTAAAGGAGTTTCTGGACTTCTTACAATAGATAGATTAGTATAAAATTGATATGGAAATGTATTAAATAAAGCTTCATGAACAGGAAAAATTAAATTTAAGTATATACCATCTATAGTTGGATCATCTTCTTTAATGATAATATTATTTTCAACAACATATTTTGATAATGATGGATTTTGAACAATCATTATATTTAAATCAGATTTATTAAATGTATACAATAAAGATGTATCATTTGGAAAATAACAATAAGCAACATCAAAATTAGGAAGAATATTTTTAGCATATCTTGATGCTAATTCAGTAGTTGCACCACTTACATCTGTTACGATATCTGTAACTAATATATCAAAAGATGTATATTCTGACCCTGTTGCTAGTTCTTTTGTTTTAGCATAACAGTCCATTTCTAAATTAATTGCTTCTAAAATCATAATATCTTTTTTATTTTATATTTATTAATTTCCATACTGCATTTCCACAATCATAAATACGAATTGCTTTAATATCTTCATTCATTATTTGAAATTCGGTTTTATTTTTATCATATCCTTTTTTAATTAATTCACTTTTTCTAAATGTATATCTGTGGTATCTGTGATTGTCTATAAAATACCAATAATTAGGTTTTGAATATTCTAATAATTCAAAACCGGCAAATTTATATACATTTCCTTCTCCCCAACTTAAATCAGCATAAGAAATAAAATTTTTATCATGGTTTTTATTTATATATTTAAATAACTTTGAAAACGATCCAATAACATTAAACCCTATTTTGTTACAGAAACGTAAAAGTTCGAACATATCTGATTTGTTTTTACCAATTTTGCGTTTTCCTATACTTAAAGCTGATATAATTTCTTCATTATAAAATAATGCTATATGTATAGAACCTTTAGTTTTTCCTTGTAAATGATTGTTTTCGTAAAAAATATTAGCTTCTGTTGATGTAATTTCTTTTAATTCTGTTTTTCTTGCACCAATACTTTCTTGATTTATCTTTAATAAAGATAGTAATCTACCTTTAATTATTTCTTTTTTGTTTTCCCACAAATCT